ATTAAATCAGGTGTTTGGAACGAAGGAACCACTATGTATTGTTTTTGGCTCAAGATGTACGGGGAATTGCATGAGTAAAACCAAAACCATCAACGTGCATCCCGACATCCACAAACTGCTCCGAGACTACTGCAAGGCTGCAGGCCTGAAGGTCGGTGCAGTCACCGAGCAGGCGATCAAGGCGTGGTTAAGGAGGAATGCTAAGTGAAGCGCATCCTAGCAATCGACCCCGGCCTGTCCGGCGGCCTGGCGCACTACGCCAACAACCGGGTGACCCTAGAGCCCATGCCGGCAACCGACGGCGACGTCCGGGAGGTACTGATCAACTACCTGTCGCAGTCGGATGTGGTCTACATCGAGAAGGTGGGCGGATACATCGGCGGCAAGGGAGCCCCGGGCAGCGCGATGTTCCAGTTCGGCCGTAACGTAGGGTTTATCCACGGCCTGATAGCTTCAATGCTCACCAGGTGCATCGAGGTGCCACCACAGCGCTGGCAGAAGACGATTGGGGCTGGCACCAGCAAGACCCATGGAACGCGCTGGAAGGCCCACCTGAAGGGCTTGGCGCAGCAGCGGCAGCCTAGCCTCAACATCACACTGAAGACCGCGGATGCGGTGCTAATCCTGGAGCACGCGATGCTGGCGGAGGGACTGAAATGAGCGATACACCGAGGACGGATGAGTCAGAATACGATGGTATTGGAATTTCAAACTTCGGACACCAAGATCTGTATTACGCTTACAAATTCGCCCGCCAACTCGAACGCGAACTCAACGCGGCCAACGAGCGCATCAGGAGGCTGGAGGAGGATCTAATGGACGCGAAGAACCAGTACGCAGTGTTAGTCGCTGACGTTGTTCTGTACGAGGACAGGGGCGAGCGCATCAAGCGGCTGGAGGAGGCGGGAAACAATCTACTCTGGAATTTCTGCCCAGAGTACACATCTGATTTAACTCACGAACAGTCTGATGCTCTTAAGCAATGGAACAAAGCCAAGGAGGCCAAGCCGTGAGCCAACCAATCAACGACGGAGGACCGGCGTTTCCGATGGGATATCACCCAGGAGGAAACAGGGCTGATCAATTCGGAATGACAATTAGAGACTACTTCGCGGTGGCGGCGTTGCAGGGGTTGTTGGCTGATGGAGGTGGCCCAACTTGGGACGTTGACGCACAATGTGCATACGCGTTAGCCGACGCAATGATCCGAGCGAGGGAGGCGAAATGAACCATCTTGGTGACACCAACAAAATGGTCAGCGAGACACCGAGGACGGATAAGGAGGCATTCTTTCCACCTGAGGCAAAGTATAACATTTGCGACGCAGACTTTGCTCGCACATTGGAACGCGAACTCAATGCCGCTCAACAACGCATCAAGCGGCTGGAGGAGTTAGTTCAAGGCAGTTTTGATCAATTTGTTTCTATGTTTGGAGAAAGAGTTGATGTTGAATAATATGAAAAGTGAAATAAATATCAAAGTTACACCCCCACAATTTAGGTGGGCAGTAGAGGACGCACTAGCTCGTTCAGGCTGGCAGAAAACCGGAGCATCCTATGGAATGGGTTACGCAGACTTGTGGTATCCATTGCTAGGGCCGTCAGCCGACGAATTTATGCCGGAAAAAATAGAAGTAAATCTTCCTGAATTTAGATGGAAGGACAGCAAATGAACTTTTACCAAAATCCTGCACCAACACCATTTGTGACTGTTGGTAATACAGGTTTACATCAACCACAATTGCAGCAATCAATAAAAAGCCATTTATCGCAGGAGCAATACATTGCCGAACTCGAAAACCGTCTCCGCGCTCTGTGGGACAAGCTCGAATGGGAGAGGAAGTTCTACGATGAGCGCATCCGAGAACTCGAAATAGCTGGCAACGCAATGTACGCATTCATCAACCCTCCATCTCCGAGCATGAGGACCATCCGAATGGACAACCTGTTGCAGGGTTGGGATGACGCTAAGATTGGGAAGGAGGCCAAGCCGTGAGCGATACCCCCAGGACGGATGAGGCCATTTGGAACAGACTCGACCGCTCATGGATGGATGGCACTTTGTGCCGCCAACTCGAACGCGAACTGAACGCAGAAAAGCAGCACGTCACCGAACTCGAAAACCGTCTCCGCGCTTTGTGGGACAAATACGACGGTGACAGGAAACACTACATGGACCGCATCAAGCGGTTGGAGGAGGCGGGAGACGAGATGTGTTTCGAGTTCAAGGCGTTCTGTCCGCTAGGGTCTAAAACCAGAGATAAATGGCGCAAAGCCAAGGAGGCCAAGCTGTGACAAATCAAAACAGCAAAAGCCTTTTCGACCAATTGGTCGAAGCTCAAAAGCGAATCATTGCGCTGGAAAACGAATTGAACATAAAGCACACGAATCACATTGTTTTAAAACTAAAGAAGGAACTCAACCAAGCAAACGACAGAATCAAAATGCTTACGGCAGCAGGAGACATGATGGAGCCGTATGCCGATCATCAATCCGCTGAACTGTGGGCAAAAGCAAAGGAGAACAAATGACCAAACAAGAAGTGCTAGACGCTGCAAACGTGATGATTGCATACGCAAACGGAAAAAAAGTTGGAACTAGACCTCGAAGATCAATGGAACCGTTGTTGAAGATTCTGTACGTCCCAACATGGAACTGGGAACAGAAGGAATATTTTGTGATTCCAGACGATTGTTCCAAAGAACTGGAAAACGATGATCAATCCAAAGCGCACAAACTTACAGAAGAAGAACAACGAATCTTCATAGCATCAGAGTGTGAGAGAATGGCAAATGTTACATCGCCAAACTTAATTGAACTTGGGCAAATACAAAAAGAACAGTCTAACGTATCTCAGAGAGATGACTATTTCTACGAGAAAGAGCAACTCAACGAGCGCATCAAGCGGCTGGAGGAAGCGGGGGATGAGCTTGCTGGAAAGCATCTATTCGCTGTTCACACATACGACAACGCGAAGAAGCACGTCGCGGAGTGGTACAAAGCCAAGGAGGCCAAGCCGTGAGCATTGAAGAGCGAATCCTAGATGTTGTAGCTAGTCAGGTTGGCTGGTTTGGTGGACAAGAACTCCGCGCAATCGCCATCGATGTCCGCAAGCTAGAGGATCGGGTGAAACAGTTGGAGTCAGAGAACGACGCTCTCCGCGCCGATCTGCTGCTGTGGGAAGAGAAGGAGGCCAAGCCGTGAGAACATCAACCGAAACACTGATCGCCGCCATGCGGATATTGTCTCAGGATATTCAATCCGAGGACGGCGCGGCCAACGCGGCAGTAGCTGAAGCAGGGGAGCGACTAGCGGAGCAGCATATGCGCATCAAGCAATGGCATGACGCTCTTACGCCGCTCATGCCGAGCGATTTCAAATGCTGGCATGAGAACAATCCAAACGAATGGCCTGAAGTGACTGCACGGGTCATCGCATCGCAGCGTGAGCGAATCAGCCAACTAGAGCAGGAAAACGACGCCATGCGAGCGGATCTGCTGCTGTTGGAAGAGAAGGAGGTCAAACCGTGAGCCAACTTGTTAACGCCAACAAAAAGGTCGTCAGCAAAACCCCGCGCACAGACCGGCAGCCCTACATCACGGCGGGATTCAATAAGTTCGTGAAGATCGGCTTCGCCCGTCAGCTAGAGCAACAACTGGTTGGAGCGAACAGTCGTGTCCTTGAGCTGGAATTGGACGTCAAAGCCTACAAAACAAGGGTCATTGAGGATGGCGAGTATATCTACACGCTTGGCACTAGATCAGACCGCTATCGCGCCGAGCTGCTCAAAGCCCGTGAGCGGATCAAAGAACTGGAACTCAAAGAGGACGAACTGAACGCCCTCAAGAAATGGTTGGAGGGACGATGAAACTGCGACCGATCAAATGGGTGCTGTCACCTACCGACGACCACATGCTTTCCATGGAATGCACCGACATCGAGATCGTCGATGAAGGCGGCGGTGAGTACGTCGAGGTCAGTCAATCTGCTGATGGCCATGGTAAAGTCAGCATCAACCCAGAGGAATGGCCGATGATGCGTAAAGCCATCGACGATGCCATCAAGCAATGCAGGGATCTAAAACGATGAACCGAGCAGACAAACTCAGACACGAAGGCACCGGCCACTACCGATTCAGGAAGGGCGAGATCAGCGAGATCGTGGCGGCATCCAAGGCCAAGAAGATGGAGTACACGTCCTACTGGACGCGTAAACGTGGAAAGGGAACCAAGTGAACGTCACCGACCGAGATGTGGCTAGGATTATGCAGGAATACGGCGGCAGTTTCGTGCGTGCATTAGGCGCCGCTGCACTGGCTGCAGATCCCAGCAACCTGAAGAAGCTGAGGGATGCATTCCCGGACTACTGGGCGAACTACGCCCGTATGGCCCAACAACTTTCCGAGGTCGAGAAGGCCTCGAAATAACACAACAACAACAACACAACGTAATACGATAGCATGATTATCAGCGCAAGTGGCGGTAAGAAAGAGTTCGCACCGTGCCCCGAGTATACGGGTAAGGCGGTGTGTGTGGACGTGACTCCATTGAAGGAGTACGAGACCGAGTACGGCACCAAGAAGAAGTTCAAGTTCGCATTCGAGATTGATCTCCAGGACGACTCAAGAGACCCGGTGCAGCCCTGGGTGGTGTTTACGAAGCCTATGGTGCCCTCGTTGCACGAGAAGGCAGCACTGACCAAGTTCCTGAAGGACTGGTTCGGCCGGGCGCTCACGCCCCAAGAGAACAAGGCCCTCGACATCGAGAGCCTCATCGGCAAGTCGGCTACCTTGGTGATCGCTCACGAGCAGAGCGCCGACGGCACCAAGACCTACGCCAACATCAAGCTCATCATGCCGCTGAAGCAGGGCGAGCTGAAGCCAAGCGGCCAGTGGGTGCGCTTGAAGGACAGGCCTCCCAAGGACGAGCAGGGCCAGATCCAAGCGCCTGCCAAGCTCGACCTGAGCAAGATTCAGGTGCACGTCGGTAAGTTCCGCGGCACCGCCATTGCAGACCTCACCGAGACCGCGGTGAACGGCCTGGCCGAGGTGTGGGTGCCGAAGGCCATGGCCAACAAGGACATCACGGCAGAGGACAAGCGCCTCATCGCCGCAATCAATGCTCGACTGGAAGAGATCAAAGCCAACAAGGAGATCACCGCCGATGACGACATCCCCTTCTGAGATCAAGGTGAAGCGCAAGCGCACGCCTTTGGCCCACCTAGTACCCTCCGTGGTGCTGATGCGTGCCGAGGGGCGCACACTGGATGAGATCGGCGCCAGGCTGGCTCTGACCAAGCAGCGGATCAGTCAGGTGGTCAAGGCCGCCAAGAAGTTCGAAGACGTCTCGGCGCAATGGGGCTTCCCGTTCAGCAACCGGACCCACCGCATCCTTGATGCCTTGGCAATCCAGAACAAGGAGGACGCCTTGGCCCTCTACCGCACCGGCCACCTCTACCCTGGAGCCGTGTGGTCATTCGGCCGCAAGTCGTACAACGAGATATGCGAGTGGCTCGGAGTCGAGCCGCTGACCAAACGCCCGGTGAAGGGCTGCAACTGCCCACACTGCGGCAATCCTATCTAACACTTTCCCGGCAGCCTGTTGCTGCTGGGGGACTCATGGTTCGTTCCGGGGGGTGCGCATCCGGGGACAAACGCACACTACACAATGAAACTCGATCTTTCCGCAGAACGTATCGCCGCGCTTTGTGCGCCGCCTCCCGGCTACGTCAAGCCGGCCCCACAGCCTCCGGCAAATCCCGATGCGCTCAAGAAGCGCCGTGTCAAAACCAAGCGCCAGCCGCACTGGAAGCCACAGACACGCAAGCCCTACAGCCGCTATCAGATCAACAAGGAGATGATGGCGCGTATCCAAGAATGGCGAAAAACCAACCCGTGGCACAGCTACCGGGAGATCGCCGAGCACTTCAAAGTTTCCGTATCAACAGCCTACTACAGCCTCAACCGACCCAAAACCAATGCCAGCTAACCCCACCATCATATTCGACATTGAGACCGGAGCACTCCCGTTTGGCGAGCTTGCCATACCGGCCTTCAACCCGGCAGACGTGAAGCTCGGTAACACCCGAGATCCCGACAAGATCGCCGAGCGCATCCGGCAGGCCGAGGAGAACCACGTCACCGACTACATCAAGAACGCCGCCTTGGATGCACTCAGCGGCCAGGTGCTGTGCATAGGCTACCGCCTAGAGCGCGACGAGCCTGCCATCCTGTCGTCCGACGCTGATGGCGAGGCCGCCATGCTCCGGCAATGGTGGGAGCTGCTGAACACCTGGGAGCGCCAGCCGCGCCTCATTGGGTTCAATGTGAAGAGCTTCGACCTGCCGTTCCTCATCAAGCGCTCGTGGAAGCATCGGATCACGCCACCATATTGGATACGCAACGGCCGGTACTGGAACGACCTGATCGTCGACCTGCGCGAGGTGTGGCAGCTCGGGGACAACCGGGCCCATGGCAGTCTCGGAGCCATCAGCAGGCATCTAGGGCTCGGGGAGAAGAGCGGCAATGGCGCCGACTTCGCCAACCTGTGGAAGACCAACCGCCAGGCAGCCATCGACTACTGCCTGCAGGACGTGAAGCTCACGCAGCAGGTGGCGGATGTTCTGATGCCGTCTTATTGACCCTAGACAACGGCAGGAACGGACGATAGGTAACGCCACGTCGACGTGAGCTGTAGGAGGTGAGCGTCGATAGCAACCGAAGGACATGACAACTTTTATCCCCACCACCACAGGCATTCGCAGTCCCTTCCTGCGATCTCCTACCCTGTGTCTGGTGGGGATTTCTGTTTGATACATGATCATTGAACCAGACTTCCTAGATCACTGGAAGACACGCCTGTTGATCCGCTTGTTGGATACAGAGGCAGCACCGACGTATGTGATACGCTTGTGGTCACACTGCCAGACTCGTAAGACAAACCGATTCCAAGATTGGAACCCGGAAATATTGGCTGCGGTCTGCAAATGGCCAGGAGATGCGCAGCAGTTCTGGGGAGCCATGATGCAGACGTTTTGCCGGCAGCAGGAGCGCGACGTCATCGCCCACCAGTGGGATGAGGTGAATGCAGGATTGATCGCTTCTTGGTCCAATGGAGGCAAAGGAGGACGCCCGAAAAAACCCACAGGTAACCCACAGATAACCCACGGGTTACCCACGGGTTACCCGGCGGTTAACCCAGATCCGAATCAGGTTAACCCACAGGTAACCCATGGGCTAACCGATAGAGAAGAGAAGATAGAGAAGAAAGAAAAGACTGAGGCTCCGAAGTCTCCGTGGGAAGTCGCCCATGGCATCGAACTGCCGGAAAGCATCCGCACTCAGAACTGCCTCGATGCCGTCAAGCTGTGGCTGCAGTACAAGTCGGAGAAGCGTGAGTCCTACAAGAAGACCGGCCTGACCGCATCACTGACAAAATGGTCCCGTGAGTTCACGCCTGCTGAGTTCCCGTCTATCGTAGAGCATTCAATCGCATCAGGCTGGAAAGGCCTTTACCGACCTCAAAGCTCTTCTGGCGCCATGCCAAATCCGGTTGGCAAAAAGGAACTCAACTGGAAGGACAGCCTATGACTAACGACCCCTTCCACGCCAACGATGACGAGTACGGCATGATCGGAGCCTGCCTGAACGGAACCATCGACACGTCCTCGGATGCCGTATCGGAGATTCGGAGCGAATGGATTCAACGGGATGAACTCAGGCTGACCTTCGATGTCATCCGAGGTATGGTTCAGGAAGGCAAAAGCCCGACCCTTTCCGACCTCCACAAGGAATGGAAGAAAGCCTATGGCCAATTGCCTGCCCCGTTCGATGCTTGGAATCAGGCCATGGAAGTATGCCCCAGCCCGGCCAACCTGACCTACTACACCAAGGCAATCGTCGAGGCTGCCCACAGACGCCAGCTCAGAGACGCTGGAGACCGTCTGATACGCGAGTCCGCTATGTTGACCCTCCAGCCCGATCAAGTCGTCTCTAATGCCGAAGCAGGGCTCAGCATTGACGTGTCCCGTGAGACACTCACAACCAGCAAACAGGTTGCCGGGTCATTCATCGACCAGATGCAGGATCGGTTCAACCGTAAGGGACAGCTCTCCGGCATCCCCACCGGCTTCTTTCACCTAGATGAAAAGACCGACGGTTTGCAGCCCCGGGAGATGGCCATCATCGCAGCCCGTCCGAGCATCGGTAAAACAGCCATCGCAATCGCCATTGCAGAACACGCTGCGATCAAGTCCAAGGTGCCGACTCTTTTCATCAGCTTGGAGATGTCCAAGGAGGCAATCTTCAGGCGCACCATATCGACCGTTGGAAGCATCCCGATGCAGAGCCTCAAGAGCGGCAACCTGAACGAAGGCGACATGAAGTCGATGATGCTGTCATCGGGCAAGGTAGCCAACAGCCCCTTGTGGTTCATTGATGGATCGAGCATTCACAGCATCTCAAACATCATGGCCAATGTTCGACGAGCTGTGCGCAAGCATGGTGTGCGTCTGGTCATTGTGGACTACCTGCAGAAGATCAAGGCAGCCGACCGTTCAGAGAAACGCACCTACGAGGTTGCAGAGGTATCGGGCAAGCTGAAGGACATCGCAGTGCAAACGGGTGTTGCGATGCTATGCCTTGCCCAGCTCAACCGAGAGTCAGAGAAGGAAAAAGGAAGGCAGCCACGCCTCACCGACCTAGCAGACAGCGGACAGATCGAACGCGATGCAGACCTTGTGATGCTTTTGAATCGTGACAGATCGGAGGCTTCCGGCGAAGCTGCCATCATCATCGCCAAACAGCGAGACGGCGAATGCGGAATCGTGAACCTACACTACGAAGGCCAATACTGCCGATTCACAGACCCATCGCCGAGCTATTGATATGAGCAGAACCCACAACGACAACCTCAGGCTATTATCCGAGGCGCCATACCTGATCAACCGGGCAATCAAGGCAGGCCTGATGTCATACCCAATGAGCCAGAAGTTCCTTGCCGATGGCAGCCTCGATCCCATGCTGCTGGACACAGGCCGTGTCATCCAACAGAAGCACACCGACGAACTATGCCGACGTGCGTTTGATCTTAGAGAATCAGGAATGACACTGCATGATACGGCTGAAGAGTGTGGTGTGGCGCGTGGCTCTATTGCTTACATCATATCTAAGGGGCATGAGATGTATTTAGAGGAACAGCGTAAAACATTGAATGGCAATAGGCTCGCTATCAACAAATCAAAAGCATCAGAAGTCTCCTGACCACCTCCCAGAAACAGGTGAACGCGAGAC